TATGCCCCCAAAGTGTTCCTATTTGAGTTCTACCTCCTATTGGGGTTTGTATTTTAGATTTATTTTCTACTGAATATCTATCTAAACAGACTACTTCACATCTCCAATAAGGATTACCTCCTTCTTGAATCCATTCTAAAACATTAGAAGGGTGTATATATTCAGTTGTTACTGGGTTCTCCTCTATGCGGTATAAATAATCATTATCACTAAGAGCAACTATATTATTACCAGTTAATGTAATCACATTAGCAGTTACACTTGATATTAAACCAACAACTGCACCAGTATCATCGTATAAAACATCTCCCGCTTCATATTGAGTAGTAGCATCTACAGTATCAACTGGAACTCTAATATCAGAATTAGCAGTTAACACCTTTACAAATTCTAACTCAATTGGAGTTCCACTAGTATCAGTCCAGCCGTTAATCGGTGAACCCATGTTTGGCGGTGGATAACCTGCATGTGATAAAACAAACGCTGTTACTGATTCTCCCTCTGTTCCAGTAACGGACTTTACATATCCCTTATGTAAAATATCACCCACCTCATGAACTTTCATCCCTACATGTATATCAGCAGAATAACCACTAGTAACACTTATAGTGGGAGAACTTGTAGATACTTCCCAAATAGCGCCGCCATTAAATTCCGCATCAATTCTAACACCACTACTAAAAGGAGTAATAGTTTTACTAGCACCATTTACTAAATGCTCTTTACTTTGCATTGCGTTAATAGTTCTATCAGTTGTTACTGAACTAAATGATGCAGAATAAAAACTTCTAAATGCTGGAGGTAAAGCCACAACTGGAGTTCCATATTCACTCATATTGGAGTTATCATTACCACCGAAATGAGAAAAGTTTTCATTAAAGTGATTTAAAAAAGCAGGTGCGGGTAAACCATCTGTAACTTTATCATTAGTTAAACCAGTTGTATTAATACCAAAACTAGTTACCGCAGTTCCATTAGCCCCACTAGCAGAATCAATTGTAGCATAAGGAATTTGCTTCCATTTAGTTGCGCTATCATAGTTATTATGTTGCCCACTCCACATTTGTTGTAACATGTTTTGGTTAACTTTATCACTTGCTTGACAAAAGTTATTTTTTATTTTACCCATAGTTTTAAATTTATAAAAAGAATCAGACCAATCTTGATTTTGTAAAGTTGTATTTTTACCACAAACAAATATATTTCCATAATATAAACAGGCAGTTCCATCGGATTTTAGAATGGGTTTTTTAGCACCACTAACTAAAGTTAAAGAAGTAGATGAAGTATTATCTGCCTTTACTTTTCCAATGTAATAACCTTTATCTGTAAATAATTGGTCGCCATTATTTAATAAAGAAGCGGGGTTAGCGCTTAAAGTTAATACAGTATCATTTGTTCCATATGCTGTTATCTCTAAATCTAATCTAACAAGAGGCTGATACCTAGTATATTCAAAATTAGGTGTAGACATGTTATCCACACTACTTATTTTTTCAGGGTCTATTAAATTAAAATGCCAGTCATAGGTGCATTCTATTAATCTCATTAATCCGAACCTCTTAATATTAGAAGGAAGCATAGTATCTTGATTACTAGTTACTGCTTCACTAATAGGTAAAGTTTCATATTGATTATCAGTTTCTTGTTCTTCTTCTAAACTACCTTCATAAAATTCATGTATAGTATTACTACTAGTAAAGGAACTTTCTCCCTTTAATAATAAATTATAATCTGTAAACTTCCTACTCACAGAGTTAGCAGAATAACCAATATGATTTTTCCTAGCCATAGAATCAGGGTATAAATCTGAAGGTGAAAAGATAAACCATCTCATTGTTTTAGGGTCGGGTAACTCCCAATGGTCTTTTGCTCTAGTTATACCATCAAACTTAGGACCGATAAAAGGAGGATATAGAATACTAATAGTTTCAAAACCAGTAGTAGTATCTTCTGAACCACCTACTCCACTTTGGTTAGTTAAAGTATGAACTCCTATTTGAGTAAAGGGAGGTCTATCTGTAGCCATTTCTAATTTACTACCACTTATTCCCTTTAATCTAAAACTTCTATTATTGTTTCTATCAGGCCAGCCCCCTAATTTAACCCAATTATTTTCTAAACTTTTAGTAAAGATACTGGTATCACTAGCCGCAGGGTCAATAAAAGACGCATCTCCATTTCCTCCATCCCACTCTATATCATAATCGTAAAGAGTTCCCCCTGCAACTGCACCCCATTTTCTATAAGGTAAAGTGATTTCATCCCCTTCAATGTTAAAAGGTATATCATTATCTTCTTGCCAATCTCCTCCTCTATAATTATCATGCATTCTAGGCATATATCTTGGGTAAATTAATTGTTGATAATTACCTTCATCGGGAGAATAAATGGTAGTTCCATACTTATCAAAGTCAGCAAAATTACTTCCCATTACTGGCCTAAAGTCTCTTGATTCAGGAGAAAGATATTCTAAGAAATAAGGATGAGTTTTAATTAAATTATCATCTACGAAAGTTAAAGTTGTATTAGTTTGGTCACTTGCTACATCTCTATCTATTCTAAATAAAGTTCCAGAATCTATTTGAGTTATGTATGCCGTATTTGTGATACCAGTTCCAGTAACACTCATTCCTACTTTTAATAGACTAGTAGAATCCATCTGTATAATTCTAGGGTTACTTCCAAAAGAACTTCCAGTTCCAGCAGTATCATTTGTATCACAAGTGTTATTTGTAAAACTAGCGGCCTTATTATCAAATAACATTCCTATAGTTCCACCAGCATCATTCATTTTTACAGCCCAAGCAAAATCATTATTATGATAACCATAAGGATATTTCATTAGTTTATTTCTACCAAATGTTGCATCGGCAATTCTATATGCGGTAGCATAACCATTTACTCTACCTTTTTCTGTAGTATAAGCGTCTTTAATTAAACCATCTTTTCTTCTCCTATTAATATGAGAAAGATATTTACCTTTTTGTAATCCAAAATATCTCCATTTAAAATTACCATATCTATCAATGAAATCAGAATAAATTAAATGAGCAGAAGAATTTGGATTATATTGTCCGCTACTATCTTTACCAACTGTAGTATCAGTAATATAATGATATAATCCCCCACTCCATTTAACAGGTTTACGAATATTATCTGAAGCATTAGGACTAGATAAAATTGAATTAGTTAAAGTTACAACTCCCCCTTGTCCTAATCCTTGAGTGTTTAAGAAATATAATCCTTGAGTAAAGTAATCTGTTAATACAGTTATTCTAATTGTGTTATCTAAATCACTATCTTCAAAAACACCTTTAGCAGTATTAGTGTATTTAGTTCCTTCATATTTCCTAGTAAAACAAATTATATGACCATCATCCGAACTATCATCTTCAAAAACATGACCAATAGTAAATACTCCATTGTTTGCTCCTTTGTCATGTCCTTCTATGTGTATTCTCATACCTGCCGATAAAGAAGATAAAAATGTTTTAGAAGCAGTGCTACTTGCAGTTAAAACTCCCACTTTATATTTTGTTCCGCCCATATTGTTTATAGAATCAGAATCGTCAAAATCAAAATCACTAGCCGAATAATATTGCGGCGGACTTGCCTCCCCATAGTATTTGTAAATACCCTCACTGGTAGTTGTTATTTCCTTAAATAGTGGTCTATCTAATGTAAATGAAACCATATTATTAGTCTTACCTCCATCATTTGAACCTGAACTAATATCTATAATCTTACCAAATAAATCACCATTAGAATCAAAGATAAAATCTCCTTCATTTAATTCTTCTATCCAAGTTGAAAACTGGAAAGTTCCTTGATAACCTTTAGGATATTTTTTAAAGAAAGTTAAAGTTGTATTAGTTAAACTTCCACCACTTGTAGTTGCGCTTAATTCAAATTCTGTCGTATTAGTAATACTAGATATAAAAGCCCCATCTGCAACACCCGACCCACTAACAAATAAACCTCTAATTATACTTTCATTAGCATCATGGGTAATTGTAGGGTCATCAGTAGTATCACAAGTAGCATCTGTGAATGAATCCATTCCAAAACTACCAACGCTTACTAAATATTTATCTCTACTATCTAATGGGTTATTATCTACTCTACCTAATACTACTGGACAAATAGGGGCAACTTCTATTACAGTTTCATTATCTTTAGAATTAATATTAACAATATCGTAATCAGTTAGAGAATTAACAGTGTGTAAGTTAACAAAATCTATAGTATATTTATTGGTTATTTCATCTGCTAAATGGCAATAAAAGGGTAAATCAAAATCAATATTATTTGGTGCATTAATACTATATCCTTTAGCCAAAGCATGAGAACCACTAGATGTTCCTATTAAGGTAGAACCTTCTCCTACTGGGGCTTTTTCATTATTTAAAGTTAAAGAATTTCCTCCCGTAAATATAATACCCTTATCCCCCGCTCCCGATAAAGAATTAACTCTAGTAGTGCTATATGGATTAGCAGATAAAGCCTTAGCAAAACTAATAGTATTTCCTCTTGTAAATTGACTACTACTGTGATAAGTATGTGAACTATCACTGTATGATGCTTCATCGGGAGCAATATCAGATAATTTATTATTAAATTGACTAGAAATCATAATTACTTCATCATCTTTTAAGGTAGTTGGTATTCCTTCTTCAAAGGTAATAACGAAGTTAGGGTCACTACCGCTCATATCATATATTCTCCCTAAAAATACTCCTTGAGATGTAAATAATAAATCCCCTTTAGCATGTTCAATAATACTATAAGTAGTATCTCTATCTACTCTAATTTGAGTTGTTCCCACTTCATATCTTGTTCCAGCAACGCTGTGATTTACACTTCCATAAAGTGACATTTTTTCAACTGGGCCAATAGTAGAATAAATTATATCTTCCGTAAACTTATAATCTTTATTTACTATCGGTCCTAATAAATTAGCCGTCCTATCTCTACCTTTTAATTTTAATTTAAACATCCCATCTTCTACAACTTGTTCTATACTCTCAATTATTCCACCAAATACCCTTTTCTCAATATCTAAATTACCTTTGAAATAATCTAAATAAGATAAAATTCCTCTAGTGTGTGTATAACTAGTGCTAGATGGTGAACGGTTTAAATCATATCTGTATCTATTAGCACCAGAACCTTGTGGGTCATGACTAGTATCTATTGTATGACCATATAAAGAAACATTAGAAAGACCATCTGCATAAGGAAGATAATCTGTTTTATTATAAGATTCTAAAAATCTTTCATCTTTTAAATGAGTTTTTAATTTTAAAAGTTTATTATGTGAATCTCCATATTCTACATTAATTCTATGTCCTGTTCCCATTCCTCCTCTTAAAACTAAATTGACATCATTTACTCTAGTTAGTTCTGCTTTTTCTAAAATGTTATCTCCCATATTTAAAGAAGCACCTGTTTTAAAGAAATTATCAAATGAATTTATATTCCATTTTGTAGGTTGAGCAGTATCACCATCATAGTTTAAACTATAACCTGAAATTTTTGAATCTATATCTAAACTAGTTAAAATGTTATCCGCCAAAAAGGAATACTTTTTCCTATATCCTGTAGTGCTAAAATTAGGAACAGAAGATAAAGCGCCCGTAGTGTATTCAGTGTCAGTGTCCTTTCTCCACCTTCTAACTGTAATTGTTTGAGAACCACTAGAAGGATTAGAAATTCTATCAGGTATTATGTGATATATAGTTCCCGATGCATTAATAGTAAATGCATCATATAATGGGTCATATTTACTAACTGTGCTTGTATTAGTTCTAGGGATAGAACTTTCTAAACTAAATCTTATATCTGATTCATTTTCTAAATCGTCTACAGTTAAAGTAACTCCATTATAATTAAAAGTTCCAAGTAATGCTTGGTTTCTTATTTTATCTACTTCTTCATTAGATATAATTTTATGAATATAAATATTATCTCCTTCTTTTAATTTTTTAGCGAGTATCTTTTGTGTGTCAGCAAATACAATATCTACATACCCTCCACTAGAAGTTATAGATTCAAAAGATGTCATTTCCATAGCATTAGGGGCAATGTTATTAGTTAAAGGAGAATCAGTATAATGCATATATCTTGTATGACCAATTGCATAACTGTGATAAAACCCATCATCGTTATTAGGTCTATGCGCCATTCTAAAAGCATTCTTTAAAACATTAGCACTAGCACCACTACTTCCAGAATCAAATGTAGAATATAATTGGTTATGGTCTAAATCAACAGAAGAAGATAGAACGTGAATTTTAATATTAGTATTAGTAGTTTCATTCGCTGATAACATTCCATCGTCTAAAGTTAAGGTGTAGGCGGTAGAATCAGTATCTTCTTTTAAATTATAAACTGTATTATGTGCAGTTAAAAGAGAACCAGTAATAGCAATTCTTGAATCTCTTAAAATACCGTTTAAGTTCCAAACATATCTTTCACCATCTAAATCATTAGCACCTCCTTCTGATAAAGAAATAAATGATTCACTTCCACCTACAGTAATAGTATCTGGGTTTGCAGATTCATTTAAGTCTAAAGTATTATCAGAAAACTCAAGATAATCAACAGCCGCAGGGT